ATATTTTATCGTGGTGATAGGGTAGGAAGGGCTAGAGTAATGCGGCTTATAAAATATAAGGAAAATAAAAATGAAAGCTAGTGCCACGTTACTTATGTTTTGTTGTTTATTATTAACTGGTTGTTCGACCAACACAGGCGGCAGATGTGTTGAGTGGATAACTGTAGAAAAAAAACAACAAGAGTGTACTAGGCTTCCCTATCGTATTTGTGTTATTACAGTTGTCCCAGAGTTGGTTTGTATTAGAAGAGAGGTTGGAGTATGAAAAAATTTGGACTGTGGTTGTATGATTGGTACACCTATATCTTTGACCACAAAATAAATCCATTGCGACACATACCTGATCCCACGACTAGATTCTTTTTAATGTTTTATCTATCCGTGGCCTGGAGCGGCACATTTGCATTGTGGGCTGGAAGCTGGTATTACTTTGGGGGAAGTGTTTATGTACATTTAATTTTACTGGCGATGTTTTTTATTACTGTCGCTATCTTTGTGGATGCTGAACGCAAAGGCCATGTTTGGTTAATAGACTTGAAAAAGAGAAAACAATAATGTATAAACGGGGGAAGGGTAAATACTACAAGGACAATCCTGAAGCAGTTTGGCGGCGCGATCAAACAAAAATGTTTGTTGATGGTAAGTATATACCCAAGGCTCATCCGCTGCATAAACCGGGTAGATACAAAGGCTTTGTAGATGCGGCCTTTAGTTCGCTTAAAAATTATACTGAATCAAAGCAAGGCCAAATATACATAATGATAAACCCCGCCTATCCCGGCTGGTGTAAAGTGGGGATGGCGATTGATGCTGAAGATCGTGTTAAGCAATTCCAAACAGGATCACCATTTAGAGACTATAAACTTTTTAAATTTTTTGAAACGGATAATAGACGAGAATCTGAAAAACAAGCCCACTATATTCTCCAAGAAAAAATAGCTGATCGAAGAGGAGAATGGTTTCACCTTAGCCCTAAAGAAGCAGAAAAAATATTAACTGGATACTTTGAAGAAAAAGATTATGAAAGCGAAACTTGACACACTGATTGACGATATTTATGGACAGCTTTCAGAATTATCTGAAGGCCGTGAATTTAATTTAAGCGATGAAGATCTAGACTTTACGATGGCCCGTATCAAAGATTCGCTTTTGGCTTGGGCTAGGCCATCAGAAAGAAACTCAGAGTTTTCTCTGCGTATGTCTAATGTTGGTCGCCCTTCTCGCCAGCTTTGGTACGAACAGAACCGTGAGTCTGAGCCATCAGTACCCTCACCATCCTTACAAATAAAATTTCTTTATGGTCATCTTCTAGAAGAGATCTTGCTTATGCTTGTTAGAGCTTCAGGGCATGAGGTCACTGATGAGCAGAAAGAAGTAAATGTAAAAGGAGTTAAGGGTCACATTGATTGTAAGATAGACGGTGAGGTGGTCGATATAAAGACTGCATCTAAGTTTGCGTTCAACAAATTCCGTGAGGGGCGACTACGAGAAGATGATCCCTTTGGATATATGTCACAGCTTGCAGGCTATGAGGAGGCTGAGAAGTCCTCTAAGGGCGGTTTTCTGGTAATCAATAAGGAGAGTGGCGAACTGTGCCTGTATCGCCCAGAGGAGCTTGATAAGCCTAGCATCAACACGCAGATACAAAGTGTTAAAAAAGCCTTGAAGCTG